TTCGCGGGGGACGAGGCCGGGGCGCGGTGTCGCTGTCCCGCACCGTATCTGGGGCCTCGGATGGGGTGGCCCTGGTGTCGTGCCCTAGACTCGGGGTGGGCGCGTGATGCGCCATTTAGCGCAGTGATAAGAACGGATCAGGACGATGAAGACGCATACTGACGAGCCGCTCAGCGATGGCACCCGCGCGAGGAACCGCAAGAGATCGCTCATCCGCAAGGGCGTGCGCCGGTCCGGTATCGGCGCGGCCGCACTGTCGATCGTCATGCTGCTGTCGAGCTGCATGTCTCAGGACGCTCCGAAGGCGACGCCGCCGAGCAGCCCGCGGATGAGTGGGCCCCGGTCGACGAGGAGCCCTCCGAGGCTCGCGACGAGTTCGCGCCTGAGGTCAACCAGGCCGAGGCCGGCCTTGTCGAGGCCACGCAGCTCGCCGAGACACACCCCGGTGAGGACAGCGAACAGGTCGACGAGCTCGTTGACCACGAGGAGATCGCTACGGAAAAATCAGTTCACGCAGACGAGGCCGAAGCCGCCGACGAACGCAGCGATGAAAGCGACGAGCACGTCGAGATCGCCGACGAACAGGCGGAATCGGCAGGCGACGCCACGCCCGAGCAGGCTGATGAGCAGCAGGAGCCCGAGGAAGACAAGCCCCGCTGGGAGCGTCCCGCCCACATGAGCCGCCGCGCGACGCGCCGCGCTCGCGGCCGCGCCGTCCGCTCCCGAGGATTACGCGATCCAGGACGAGCGCACGGGCGCTGTCATCCTCCACGCCTTCCACGGCTCCATTGACGGCGGTGACGCGGCGTGATGCACAGCGACGCGGCGGAGCTGGGGGGTGAGTCCTCGTGACCCCGGGGTGGGTAACCCCGAAGGGGGCAGCGGACTACTTGCAGGTGTCTGAGTCCACGTTGTACGCGCTGCGCCGGGCCGGGGACGGTCCTCGGTACGCGAAGCGCGGGCAGTTGGTCCGGTACTCGATCGCAGATTTGGACGCATGGATGCGTCAGAACATGGAGAACTCTCATGAGAACGAATGAAAGCTTGGTGGGCGGGCGCCCGTGTGCCGGGGCACCCGCCCACCGGGAGAACACGATTAGCAGATCACTTGCCAGATTCCTTGACGGTCGTGTTCGGGTGGCCCTTACCGTAAGCGGCCGTGACGTAACGTCCGGTCACGGCGCTTCGGTAAGTGCCCTTGGAGGACTTGCCGCCTCCGCTCTTTCCGCCTTTCGCCATGCCTGTCACCTCCTTTCATGCGAACTCAAACGCCCTCAAACGGGCGTTGCACGCATGGTACGGACCCGCATGTACATTTGCGTCCACCCCGCTGTGGAGGAGGCCGTGGTCGGAGGTGGCGCAGCATGATCTTCTGTGGAGAAGGGGGCTGCACAACTACTCGCATCGAGGCGTTGAACACTGACGAGCCGCTCATCCGTGAGGATGCGCAGCCCTGCAAGGTCCTGCGCGTCGACGGCGATCATGAAGCATACGCGGAGAGTAAGTTGCTCGAAGCAGCTGCGGTGCTGCAGCAGACGGCGCTCATCCTTGGATCGCCGCATATTCGTTGCTGGTTCGACGAAGCGCTTCTTGCTCGCACGCAGAGCGACATGCTGCAGATTCAGGATGCGGTCCTGGCGAAGCTGCAGCGCCTGAATACGCGCGCGCTCGAAGCCCTGCAGGCGTCGGAGGAACACGGCGAAGGGGGTGCAGCGTGAAGGACGGAGAAGCAGAGGCCCGCAAGGCTGCCGAGGAAGCCCGTCAGGCTGTCATCAAGGCGTGCGCGGACCTGCGTGAAGCAGAGATGTTCCTCGATGCTTTCAAGAGCCGTGAACGCTCGGCGGTGGGCGGTGCGGCTGCCCGCGTGGCCTCGTCGGCCGACATCGCGAACACCCATGCGTCGAACCTTCGTGAGTCTGCGGTTGGCGGCGCTGCTGCGGAGTATCTCGCTCGAGAGGGGCAGCAGGCGTGCGGGTCACGACTTCCGTCGCTCTCCGAAATAATCGTGGATCGGCACACGACTAAGTTCCACGCCGGACATGAGGGCGGCGAGCACTTCAACAGCCTCCCAGAGCGCATCGAGTTCCGCTCGCACGGCGAGCTGCTGGTAAGTATCACTTTCTCTGCCGCCCAGGGAGATTTCAAGCGTGTGCTGTTGGCTCTGCAGTCGCTGCTTGATGTTGTCGAGAGTGGCAGCAAGGGTGGGGCCAGCGGACATGGTTGTCATTCTTCCTCCTCGGTGAGGTGTGGTGGCTGCACTGCTTCGTGCGGCCTGGCGGGTGTTACACACCTTATCGGGGAGGGGGCCATCCGTGGTGCGGATGGTTCGTATTCCTCAGCATCTTCCTCCGCTTACTCCTGCGGTGCTGAGGGAGACCGTGGCCTGCCGGGGGCCAGTGCTCATACCCCGGCAGGCCACACCGTTCAGGTGTCGAAGTACAAGATTTTCGCGCGTCCCGAGGGTGGGGTGCGGCGAGGTTAGCTCCGTGGGGCCGGGTTTGAGTGTTGGTGGGTTGAGAGTCTCCGCCCGGCCCCACGGTCACCAGTTGAAAAGAAAGCGCCCCGGCCGATTGGGGTCGGCCGGGGCAGTCCAAGAAAGGACTATCAGTCATGAATCAGGTTAACACGACCGAGACAGTGGCGTTGAGTGCGCCGGTGTTAGAAGCGCTACGGCGCCTCGATGCGGTGATGAAGCTGCGCAAGCGTCAGACGGCCGCGCAAAAGCGGATTGCGTTGGCGCGCTCGCGTGCGCGTGAGGCACAGGGAGGAAAGCGGTGAACGCGATGAATGTTGCGAGGCTGTTCGTGGCGCTGGCCCTGCTGGTGCTGGCGTGGTGGCTCGGGTCCCTGATTGACGGGTGGGTGGCGGCTGCGGCCGCGATCCTGCCCCCGACGGCGCTCGCCGAGCGCCTGGTCTACGTCGCGTGGAAGGAGCGTCGGGCATGAGGTCCGTCGAGATGATCGTTGAGTTCCCTATCGAGGACGCGAACTTGCCGATGCCGCACCTGCTGGGGCTGGCTAACGCCGCGTTCGTCGAGGAGGTTGAGCGTCAGGGGATGCTGCTGATGTCGCCTCCGAGCCCGTCCGTGATGCATGCACGCCGGATTGTCGAGGTTCGCGCGTCCGTCGTGGAGAAGCCGGATTGGACGCCGCCGACGCCGTCGGCACCAACATTCGAGTGCCCGAACTGCGGCACGACGATTTTTGCCGCAGGAGACACCGAGCAGGAAGAGGCAGAGAAGTGACCGAAACGATGATGGGCGTCCTCGTCCTGGCACTGCTGACGCTGGTGACGGCGGGGCTGTGGCAGGACTGGCGCACGAACACACGCGAGTTCCGCGAGATGCATCGCCGCCTTCTGCAGATGCAGGAAGACCGTCAGAGGGGTGAGACAAATGACTGAGGCTATCGCGATTGCCGCTGATGACGTGCAAGCCCGTACCGTCGCGGAGGCGATGCTCGGTCTCATCGCTGATGACGGTCATGTCGAGGTTGCGCAGGCTGAGCTGGCTCGCCTGACTGGCCTGTCTGCGCGGACGCTGCGCCGTGCCCTTGATCGCCTGCGTGAGGCTCACTGGATTAGCGTCGTGCGTGAGGCGACTCCGAACGCGCCCGCGCGTTACGACCTGACGGACCTCGCGGACGTCGCGCAGGCGGTCGGCCTGAAGCCACGCCGCGAAGAAACCACGGCCGCGCCTTCGACGGGAACCGACGTGTTGTCGGCTGAGGTCGCGGCGGACCCGATTGGGGCCGTCCAGCCTGGCCAGCGGTGGCTGATCGACCCGACGCTCCTGCAGGGAGGCTCGAACATCCGCGCTGACTTGCGTGTCGGCCCCGAGTTCGTGGAGACGATCGCCGGCCTCGGTGTCCTCAAGGACATCGACGTGTATCCGACCCTCACGGGCCTGGTCGTTCTCGATGGGCACCGTCGCCACCGCGCGGCCATCGAGGCGGGCTTGGAGACCGTGCCGGTGCGTATCGTCGACGTAGCGAACGACCTGGACCGCATCGGCTTGCAGCTCACCGAGAATGACGAGCACGCGCACACGTCGCCTCTTGACCGTGCGCGCGCCATTAACCAGCTGGTCCTGATGGGTCTCCCGGCCTCCGAGCTGCGCAAGCGCGGCGTGAAAGCCAGCGAGGCCACGTTGGCCCGACGCGTCGCTAACGCCTCGCAGGAGGTCGCAGACCTTGGGGAGTCGGCGAGTCTCGGCCTCGATGATCTCGCGAAGATCGCTGAGGCTGAGGCTGACCTCCCCGAGGACATCGCGGGCATGGTCGTCGAGGAGATTCGCGAGGCCCCCGGCAAGATCGATCATTTCCTCGAGCGCGCCCGCGACGAGGCACGCCGCCGTCGAGTGTATGAGGATGCGGTCCTCGAGCTGCGCCAGCAGGGCGTCAAGGTCATCCGCGAGGACGAATTCTACGACGGGTTTCCGAAGAGCAACCAGTTTCTGTGGAACCTGGTCGACGAATACGGCAACTCGGTTGAGCCGCACGACAACTGCCCTGGCAACGTGGCGTATGTCTCGGTGATCGGCTCGGGCGACTACGCGAATGTGCAGACGCGCTTTGTGTGCATGGACTACGCCTTGCACGGGCACTTCACCCGTGAGGACAGGGCGAGGACAACGCAGGAAGCCGATCGCGCAGCGACCATCGAGGCGAACCGTCAGGCGGCTCAGGAAGGCGAAGTACGCCGCGCCTGGATTAAGGACGTGCTCTTCAAGCGCCCCCTGCCGAAGGACACCGCGCTCCTAGAAATGCCCGTCATCTACAACCAATACCAGGTGTCCGACGCATCGCAGGCGAAGGGCCGCGCGCTGATCAACTTCGATGACATGGGGTACGGGCTCACGATGTCAGCCGCGCAGGCGGCTAAGGCACGCCTCGCGTGGTGTATCGGCGTCCTCGAGGGTGGCATGGGCCGCGATTACTGGCGCAGCCGCAACGGTGAGCGCTTTGACAGCCTCGTTCAGCTGTACCTGCGGACCTTGGAGCACTGGGGATACCCCCTCGGTGAGGGCGAGGAGGCATTCTGCGAGAAGGTCGAGGCTACCCCCGCAGTCATCACCTGGGGGCCGCGAGCTGGGGAGGTGTACTGATGAGCGCCGACGGTACCGCGTTCAGTGCTCTCGAAGACGCTGTGTCTGCGTTGGTTGCGGAAAAGCACGGTCCTGGCTGTGTACTGGGGGCTTTTATCGTCGTTGCGGAGAGCATCGCCCCGGAGGATGGCCAGGACAGGAGCGCGTGGCTGTGCGAGGGATCGGGGTCGCCGCTGGCGCGTCGCGGACTCGTTGAATGCGCGCGCGACATGTACTCACGATCGGTGAGGAGGCTCTCCGATGACTAACGAAGCATCAACGATGGTGGTCGTGGCTCGGGCGGCCTTGGAGGGGGCGCTTCGTGCAGCCTTGCCGCATGTGGCCAGGAAGATTCCCGAGGATGCCCCGGACAACGGCGCGGGCCTGATGCGCCTGGCCGTCGTCCAGGATTGCGTGATGGTGCTTGCGGTCGCGATTGATCGCAAGCGCGCGATCGCGGTGCGATTCAACGTCCTTGATGGAGATAGCTACAGCGATGGCGTGAAATCAATGTGGCTGCGTCGCTCTGCGGTTGAGTCGTTGGCTACGTTCCTCGCGGGGTCTCCCGTCGAGCGGGTGAGCCTTCTCCTCGATGAGAGGGAGGGCATCACTGTCCAGGAGACGGGTGTCTTGTATGGGCCTCAGATGGCGCGTGTCGCTCCGGCAGCTGAGCCGATGGATGAGGACCGCGTCGACGCAGCGCGCCTGCTGCTGGATGGAGCGCAAGCCGTGCTCTATCAGGATGCGGCCGTGGAGATGGACCCTGCGGTCGTCCGCACGTTCGCGGCGTCGGCTGCGGCCTGGCAGATTCCTCTGCGGGTCCGCGTCGGGGATGGCTACGGGCGGTCCTCGTTCATCTGGGGCACTGATGCGTGCCTTGGCTGGTTCCGCTGGCTCAGTGCTGCTTCAGGGGCCAGTGACGGGAGAGCTCCTATACGACGGGCCGTCAATCCCATACCTGGAGAATGCGCTGCTTCCACCTGTGCCCGTGGGGAGCGTTAGTGAACCAGCGGGGCTGCGCGTCTACGAGGGAGGGGAAGGACTGTGACTGAAGAGCTCCTCACCAAAATCGAGCGCGCGAATCACGTCCGTGCCCTTGAACGGGAACTGTCCCGGGTTCAGGCGCATGCGATCAAAACGGCGTCCGAGCTGATCGATGCTGGCGCTGACATTGCCGAGAAGTATGCGCAGACGCCCGAGGAGCGTATGAGCATCCGCAGGACCATCGGGGCTGTCGTTGACGAGCTTATCGACGGCCTTTACCCGCAGGCAGGAGAAGAACGTGATGAATGACGCAAATGTTGCCCCGCTGTGGGAGATCGGCCCCTTCGATCTGCCCCAGGCGGACATGCTCTCACTCAACGGCCGAGCCGACCGCCGCACTCTCTCTCCGCGGATTCGGACCCTGCGCATGCAGGCCCGGGTGATGGCCCGCGCGGCCCGCTGCCCGACTTTCATGCGCGCGCGCCTCGTCGCGTGGATTCGGTTCCCCGATGGCCGCCGCCGCGACCTCCACAACTACATGCCCACCCTCAAAGCACTCGTGGACGGCCTCGTGGACGCCGGACTGCTCCCAGACGACGACGCGCGTCACCTGCAGGGACCGGACATGCGCCTCGACCCTCGCCACACTCACAAACGCATGGGCATCCCCATGTGCTCCATCCGATTCACCGTCATGCCCTACGAAGAAAACGAGGAAGACCAATGAGCGGCGAAACACTCATCACCCTCGTCGGTAACCTGACCGCCGACCCCACACTCCGCTGGACACAGTCCGGCTCCGCCGTCGCTGACTTCACGGTGGCCACAACCCCGCGAACCTACGACCGCAACGCCGGAGAATGGCG